GCACTGATAACACATTTATAACAACAACAAGCAACACAATAAGCTCTCATATAACACTATTAGATAGTAATGTATCTAATTATGTAGTATCAATATCAAACAAATTGAATAACTTGTCAACAGACAGTATAACAGAAGGGGATATTAATAAGTTTATAACAAACAATGAGTATTCTAATCATCTTCGGATTCATGGCACTTTAACAACATCCAATTTAAATGTCATTGGTTCTACAACAACTGTAACTACTGCAACATACCAAACAGAAAATTTGGAAATATTATCACAAACTTCTGATGGACCTGCTATTAAAGTAGTCCAAATGGGTACTCAAGACATAGCACAGTTCTTTGATTCAACAGTAAATGTATTGACTATCAGAAAAGGTGGTTATATAGGCATAGGAAGTACAATACCAACTGAAACTTTAGATATTGTTGGTAATATGAAATTGTCAGGTTCTATTAATAATACATCTAGTATAGAAATAGAGTATTTGAAAGGTGTTATTAGTCCTATACAAACACAATTCACAAATAGTTCTAACTATACATTGTCTATCAACAATCAATTAACTAACATAGATAGTAATGCCTCTAATTATACTCTTTCTGTAAGTAATGGATTAAATGGAATAGATAGTAATGCCTCTAATTATACTCTTTCTGTAAGTAATGGATTAAATGGAATAGATAGTAATGCATCCAATTATACTCTTTCTGTAAGTAATGGATTAAATGGAATAGATAGTAATGCATCCAATTATACTCTTTCTGTAAGTAATGGATTAAATGGAATAGATAGTAATGCCTCTAATTATACTCTTTCTGTAAGTAATAGATTAAATGGAATAGATAGTAATGCATCTAATTATACTCTTTCTGTCAACGACAGATTAACTACCATGGATAGTAATGTTTCAAATTATATCAAGGCTGGTGGGACATCTTCACCTTCGCAATGGACTACTACAGGTAATAATATATATTATACTACAGGTAATGTAGGTATTGGAACATCTGATCCTGCTACAGCTTTGCATGTTGTGGGTACCATTGCAGCAACTGGAAATGTAACAGCATATTATTCTGATATGCGATTAAAAACAAAAATAGGAGATATCAATAATGCTCTTGAAATTATTGATAATCTTCATGGTTTCTATTACACTGCAAATGATATTGCAAAATCTTATGGATATAACAATAATAAAACAGAGGTTGGTCTAAGCGCACAAGATGTGATAAAAGTCTTACCAGAAATAGTATCACTTGCTCCTTTTGATACATCTAATATATCAGATGAACGTGGTAAATCAGAGTTGGTATCATTATCCGGACAAAATTATATGACAGTATCTTACGAGAGATTGGCGCCTGTTTTTGTCGAATCTTTGAAACATTTGAAAAATGAAATCAATACAATGAACGAGATGTATATGACAAAATTATCAGAGATTAAGGCGGAGATTAAGGCGGAGATTAAGGCGGAGCTTATGAGTTATTTTTCATCTTCAATTTAGATGTGTTTTATGTTATATTTTATTAGAAGGATGGTTTTGCAGGCTACTGGAGAAATATCTTTATTAGATATACAGAACGAATTTGGTGGCGCTGTTCCTATTAACATGGATGAATATTATCAAAATGTAAATAATAGTTATGCGAATGGTGTAAGTGGTATACCAAATACAGGTACACAATTATCTCTAAGTAATTTTTATGGTAAGACAAAGGTAATTTCTATCAAAGTAAATAATGTTTTATCAGACCCGATACAAATTAATAATAATATATATTATTATTCTTTCACATCTCCATCAAGTAATTATACTTTTACTTGTACTACAAATGTTACATGTGATGTATTCTTAATTGGAGGTGGTGGTGGCGGACACACTAATTTTGGAGGTGGTGGAGGTGCAGGTGCTTGCATTGTTGGCATAGGATATACATTGAGCGCAAATACATATACTATAACAGTTGGTAGCGGTGGAACATCAGCTGTAAATGGTGGAGATAGTAGAATAGGTTCTTTGTTTGTAGCTAAAGGTGGAGGTCGTGGTAATTATGCAGATGCTGCTGCTAAAAGAAATGGATTTGCAGGAGGTTGTGGTGGTGGAGGCGGAGGTTATGCAGGTGGAACGGGTGGAACTGCTCTAACTACTAATGTCGTAAATGGAGTAAGTACAGGACCTGCTACAACTACACAGTATAGGGTTCTAGGAACAGCAGGTGGTAATGGTGCTGTTTGGGTGTCAAATAACTATGCTACTCTGGATAGTGGAAGTGGCGGGGGTATAGGTGCTGCAGGTAGTGCTCCTGTATCCAATGTTCCTCGACCCGGTGGTAATGGTGTGTATCAAGTTACAATTAATAGCGTTGTATATAATCTAAAGAATCATTTCAGTCCAAATAGTACTTTCGGGGTAAATGATGGAAGTGGCAATTTTTATATTGGAGGTGGTGGTGCTGGAGCAGGTGCTTCGGGAACATCTACTGGAAGCACAACTGCTGTGAGTGGAAGTTTAGGTGGCGGCGGTGGGTCAAGTCACCAACGAACACAGCTAGCTTTAGTAGGTGGAGATGGAGTTCAAAATACAGGGTCTGGTGGAGGAGGTGGTGGTTCCCAACCTGGCTCAAGAGGAGGATATGGTGGTACAGGTCTTGTTATAATAAGATTTACATATCCTATTCTGTAAACAAAAACTTATGATTTCATAGTTTGATATTGAGCGTCCATAATGTCATATACGCGCTTTTTATATTCTTCTATGCTCTCATTTTCTTCATATTTTATGAGGTCTCCTACTTTTATTTTTATCTTGTAATTATAATGTGTTATGAATAATTTTAATGTAGAATGAATAAATGACTCGCCATTATCTCTATTATGATGTAATGAATCATCCTCATAAAGCATTGTAATAGGCAATACATTGAATTTGCCTGCAAAGGCACCTGTTCCTTTGAATTCAGTTATATGGTCTGGATTGGATGAAATATTTCCAGAGCCTGGAGCTATAAATAAAACAGGTTGCCCTGGTTTTCTGTTTGCTACTCTATCGATAATATCAGTAGTAGTCTTATTCTTTTCCACCCACACATTCTTGTATTTTTCGTGAATAAGGTCAGAGTAGCCTATCCACTTATATGCACCAAGTTTTAGTAAGACTGCACTAAATCTTTCAAATGTTGCCATAAGAATAAAGCCATCTATTACTGTTGAATGATTAAAAACAGCAATTAACTTTTCATCACTGTAAAGATATTGAGAATATTTTACTAAATCTTCATTCGATATTTCAATATTAAATCCAAAAATTGCAATCAGTGTCTTCCCCATTAGAAGTTGAAACATATGTAGTGCTGTAGGTGTATCACAGCATTCTCCAATTTTATGGAATACATGATATGTTATGATACATAGGATGACTCTTATTGGTGTAAATAAATAGTGTATGAATAATTTGATATAATCTAGTATACCCATATATGACAATTAGAAGAAGTCTTTATATTCTTATTTTTCTGTCTGAAGATTTAATATACATCTGCAAAATATTTGGGAGCTGCCGTTTTGTAAATGGTTGCTGTAAAAATCCTCCCTTGATATATTTCTATATGTAATTTATCACCATCATATATTTCTTTACACCCTATATCATCATCACATTTCATATTATAATGCACTATAGGCAATCTCATCATATTATTTTTATCAGTGGCCGTATAATATTGCCATCTATCTCTATTATTTCTCAGTCTTTTCGCAAATAATGGCAAAATTATCGGCTCCTTATCAGCTTCATTTGCACTCAGTATACCAATTTGCTGGAATTCATTGTTATCATAATCAGGCAATTTTTTGGGATATACAGAAACATCCTTGTTTTCCTTGTTTTCAGATGATACAGGTTGTTGAATATGAATATATTGTATTTCTTTTTTAGGTGTCATATTCATCATAATGTAAATCAAAATACCTAGCATGCAAATTATTATGATGAAAAAAACGATGAGAATATATTGGGTTATTTGCATTATCTGTATTCTTATAACATAAAAATATTTTTATGTTTGTGTGTATAGTACATTAGTTCAACAAGATGACATTCATCAGGAGTGCTTGGACCCATGTGTCAATATATTCGTCTAAATTCAAGAGTTCTTCACACACACTATTGCCTTCGTAAGAAATCTGAAGATCTATCAATTTCTTCATTCCATATTCTGTTATCATCTTGTGCTTTTGCATATGGGTCATATTGCATCTGATGTAAGCTTCTACAAACTCAGCACAACAGTCCACAATATGATTGATATATTCTTTGTCTATGAGCTGCTGGATATCCGGAAATCTGGTGTAATGAGGCAGTTGCATACTATCAAGAAATAGCTCCAACATACCTATGAATTTGGTAATCTCTGTTTGCATTTTTGCTATCTATTTTGTAAACAACTGTTTATCATTTTTTCTGTAATTTCTTTTGTATCAAGACAAATTGTTTATGAGACTGGAAAATGAACTTGGTGAAAGCAATTTATTTTCAGATCTCCTAAGCTGAAAAACTCTAATTCTTCCTTGAGCGACGGGCCCTGGTAGAAGAGGATGCAGTGCCTGAAGTCGAAGCTGTGGTGGTAGAAGCTGATGTAGAGGCCAGACACTGGTATTTCAGCATTTGGTCTTGAACGTAGCACTCGTCGTATGCCTGTTCTACGTCAAACATTTCGCTGTCTTCGTCCTCACTCTCCTTGCTCTGTACTTTGCGGCCTCTCTTTCTTTTCTTGTCCTTCTTTTCCACAGGTGTGTCTGGAAGAACAGCCTTGAGGATTTTCGGCGCGAGATTGTAGCCCTCTGAGATGCAGCAGATCTCTTCTACGGCGAAAGGAAGGCCAAACCTGTGGATAGTAACCGTATATTTTTGGAATTTGAAATCCGCAATGTCCTTCTCAATCCTTGCCTTGAGCTTTTCCTTCTGCTCCTCAGATACTATCTTCGGGCAGGCATAGAAGGTCTTTTGGAGGGCAAAAGGCTTGATATCCTTCTGCCTCTTGTTGGTAGAACGGCGGCTCATCGTACAAACCACACCAATGCTCTTGGCTACTTCAGAATTCTCTGGAAGGGCCACCAACTTTTTTGGCACAGGAGGACCAGAAGCTGCCACAGTCTCCTCCTCCTCATTCTCAGAAAAGTTCAAGGCATCAAAGAAAGTATCTGAGATGCCAGAACGCGAGAAATGAGACTGGAAGGATTCTTGAGATTCGGATATTTTTGCTCCAGCCTCTTCTTTTTTGCCCTTTTTGGAGGAAGCAGAATACTGAGAAGTATTGGAAGCACGGCGCCGAAGCACCATCTTTGGTGCATCCTCATCAATTTCCATTTCCATTTTGAAATGGTTGTCTGTTTCCAACGACACTTTGGCTAGTTTTTGTTTTAAAACTGCTCTTTTTTTAAAAAAGGGGGCGGTGCAAGATCGTTCAATCTTTGTGTCAAAAAACCACTTGGGTAGTAAAGATGCCTTTGGTTTTTATTTGAAGCCACATTTTTTATGGAAGCAAAAATTGCTATCCCTGCTGGTGTGAAAAAAGAAGGTTTCAATGCTGTTTTTCTGAGTTTTGCTTCCATAAAATTTTGGTGAAGATAAAATTTGGCTTTCATCAAATTTCAAAAGCAGACCAAATTAGCTTGCCCGTCGTAAGTGGGAAGCATGAAGAACTGATGCGGATGTGTTGTCTTTTTAACGGCATTTTTATGATTTGAACTCAGCAACGTTTTTTTTTCAAAAATCTTAGCCAAGACAGAGCCAAGATGTCTTTCAACCCGGACGATGTTGATGCTGAGAATGAGAAATTGAAGGCAGAAAATGAGAGCCTCAAGAAAAAAGTAGAGGAGCTGTCAGCCAAAATGGCAGAATACGAGCTGATTACGAGATTTTCTAGGTCTTCTCTGCATTCTGGATGGGCTGATGATGATAATGGTCCAAGAGCTGCAAGTGGTAGCGTCGGAAGGAAGAGCATTCCATTTTCTGCACGTACTCCTAAGCAACATCAAGGCCGCATGGCATACCTTCTCAAGAAATTGGAGACAAAACAATCTTGGACCCAGGATACACTGGCTGATCTACAAGGATACTTCGTAGCTACGAACATCCTAGGAGCCGGAGAGGAATTTTTTAGAGCTGCTGTAGTGGCTTATGCTGGGGACAACGCTGATGAAGTCATAACAGACATAGATACGTTCTTTGCAATGATTCAGAATTGATGGTGTAATAAATTGCTAAGGTACACATATATTCTCATTGGTGTCATATGATACTCACTCAGTCCAAATGCATATCTGGGCTTCAAGAAGTTCTCCAACTCATCATCCTCTGAAAAATCCTTCTTATATATTTTTGATGTGTTCTTGCTTATTATGCATATGCATGGGAGCATGTGTGATGAATGCATGAGATTTTGGCATAAATGCATTCGCAACTGTTGCAATGGCAAGAAGACATTTTGATATCATTTTCTAGTATACATATGTATTATTTTCATAAGTACTATGATAAAAATTGATTGATGAATTATTAAAGATTTATTGTCATCGCAATGACTATGGACCTGACGGACCTGACGGACCTGACGGACCCCGAATTAATTCATGGAACCCTTGAAAACATATACACAACAGTGAGTGTATACCAACAAAAACAAAGAGAATACAGACTGGCTGCAAAAGCAGATAGGGGGCATTTTTATACAAATGACAAGGAAAGATATGAAAGAGAGGCTGAAAAATATGGCAAGCTTATTGCCGACCTTGAAAAACAGAAGAGCGAAATCATAACAGAAATCATTGCTAAATGCAGCTAAATATATTTGTATACCATATATCTATTATGATGTAAAAAGTGAATGTGTAAATATTTTTATATTTACCTACAATGATTGATTTTTATGAGATGCTTGATATTATTTTTGACAAACTGTATGAAATGCATGGCTTGAATGATGACATTATTGACTGTAAAGCTGAAATATTGCGAGCATATGAGAAAGAACGCAGATACCGTCATGAATTTATTTACAGAGATGTTCGTGATAAACAAATATGTGTTGATGAGAATGGATATGCTTATTTGAAATAAAAAAGTAATCTTAATATAGGATGCAAATTTGAGTTAGATATTTTAGATTCACACTAAGACAATATCCCAAATGACCTAACAGTTTTATGATATTTGTGATTTTATTGATAACATTGTCATCATTATAATGATGATAAAGATTATTGTTCCCAGCGGATAACCTAAAACATAACAATGAGATAGTCACATTAAAGTCATATATGAATAAAAAAAGGGTGGAACTGGATCAAGAAATCTAGATAGTTGTCAACCATTAGGTAGAATGCAACGCAAGGACACAGACAGAAAAAAAGGGAAATCATATCATGCTCAATCATTAGGTAGAATGCCAGGCATGGACTTGGGCAGTAAAAAAAAACAAATACTTAAAAACAAAATAAGTTATTTTTAGCTACACAATATGGTGTTTGTTCCCAGCGGATAAATAAATATGCTAGGGT